TCAAAAAGATTTATTTGATACTGCTTTCGAAGATAGGAGGGAAACAATAATAAATTGGTCAAGTGACAAACAAGCTTACGAAATTCTGACTGAAGTCTTTGGGATTTATCCTAAAGATAAAGACGGGAAATCAGGTTCTGGTGCAAAGGCAATCGAGTTATTAAATAAAAGGTACCCCATAACCGACTTGCTTCTGCAACTACGAAGAGAGGAAAAAGCTATCTCCTCTTTCGGAGAAGAATACCTACAGAAATATGTAGGACCTGATCAACGAATTAGGACTTCGTACAATCAAATAGTGGAGACGGGACGTATGAGTTCCCGTAACCCAAACTTGCAACAAATACCCAAGACCGAAGCGTTTAGAAAGGCTTTTGAAGCCCCTGATAACCGTTTCATTGTAACTGCTGACTACGCTGCACAAGAAGCCCGCATAATGGCGGACAGAGCTCAAGATGAATCCTACATAGAATTCTTCAACAGTGGTGCAGCTGATGTTCATTCTTTCGTGGCAACTAAAATGTTTAGTGCCTCTTTTGGTCGTGAGTTTATCGTGACTAAAGATAACGAAAATAAAGAATATCGACAGAAAGGTAAAACCCTGAACTTTGCAATAAGTTTTGGGGGATCCGCATTTACTTTATCTAAGACACTCAATATACCAAAGGAAGAGGCTCAAGAATTAATTGATTCTTTCTTTAAAGGTTTCCCTAAGTTGAAAGCACTGTTTGATGAAAACAAAACTTTCGCCATGAGAAACGGGTATATTCTAACCAATGACTTTATAAAAAGGAAACGTACCTTCCCTGATTGGGAAGACTATAAGAAGCTACAAAACCTAAGTTATCTGGCGCCTGATAAACACAAGTTGTTTATGCAGTTGCGAGGTAAGATAGAGAGAAGAGCTTTGAATACCCCTATACAGGGGACAGCTTCTGATATGATGAAAATTGCGTTAGTCCTGATAAGGAAAGAGTTGTTAGCTAAAGGGTTTATGCCATGTACTGAAGAGTACACTCAAGAAGTAGCCGATTTGATGAAGAGATGTATGGAAAAAGCCGGTAGTTACTTGGTAAAAAGTATAACTATGGTTGCTGAGCCAGTAATTAAAAAACACTGGGATCACTAACCTCCAAATTTTTTGTCTTTTACGAAACGTTAAGATCTCGTTAAAATAAATAGAGATGTTTGTAAACGTTGATGTAGAGAAAATGCTTAAGCTAAAGCTTACAGGGGATGAGTACATCTTTTTAGATTTACTCTACAACCGTAAGTTCCCGTTAGCTAAGAAGGTTGCTAGAAGCAACGGTTTCTTATCTGACGAAAGCTTGCGTTCTATGATTGAACGCCGTCTAGTTCACAATATGAATCTGCCAGGAGAATTAGATGTATCAAAAATTATCGTGAGAAAATGGGCTTCCGAGCAATTGGAAGAATCACACGACTATTTCGCAGAGCTCTTGAAACATTATCCCGTTAAGGTTACAAGACCTGATGGTTCTACAGATATGCTTAGGCGTGAATTACCGAACAGCAGGCTTATATATAATAAGCTCGTTAAAGGTAAGCCTGAACTACATCAAGAAATAATTCGTTGTTTGATTACTGAAGTGAGTGAACGTACTCGCACAGGACAATTAAAGTATATGAAACGCCTCCCTAAGTGGTTAGCCGCTGAGGATTGGAAAGTTTATTTACCTTTAATGAATCAAAATATTAACAAAGACGCTGCTGAAGCGGGCTATGGATTAGATCTTGAATAACATGCTGAAATACCATCATATATCACAGGCTACTCATGAGATCCTTGAGTACATAGACGACAGAAGAGCAGGTAATATAAAATCCCTTAAAACTCGTTGGGAAAAATTCAACAACCAATGTATGGGGGGAATCGAACCTAATACTATATACACCATTGCTGGTGTTAGTGGTAGTGGTAAGTCTTCCTTCCTCAACAGTTTGGAGAACGATCTTTTTGATTGTAATCCGGATGCTGAATTCGTAGTTCTTTCTTTTAATTTCGAAATGTTATCGAGTAAACAAGTAGGTAGGAAACTATCGTACAGGTTACAGAAAACAACTCAACAGCTTTATAGTGGTTTAACAAACTACAGATTGTCTAATGAAGAAATTCAACAGATAAATACTGAAGCTGATAAGATAAAGAAATACCCAATCTATTATGTGGATTTACCTGGGAATGTTGACCAAATAAGGGAGACAGTTCTGGAGTTTATGAAATTGGATTTTGTGAAAGGTAAGTGGCTGATAGTAATGTTAGACCACGCCCTGTTAACCCGAGGCAAATCTGGCGAAAAGGAACGAGAAACTTTAGCCAATCTGCAATATATGTTCATGGAGATAAAAAAGTATGCAAAGAACACTGTTATACAGTTGAGTCAAATGAATCGTGAAATTGAAAGTGTTGAGAGGATGAACAACCCATCTATGCACTTCCCTACTCGAAGGGATATTTTCGGTTCTGAGGCTTTGTTCCAAGCAGCTGATTATGTGATTGTATTACATAGACCTGAACTACTTCAATTGAAAAGCTATGGAGTCGGTAATTGGCCTGTCGCCAATATGATATACCTACACTTTCTTAAAAATCGTGAAGGCGAATTAAAAATCCTATCGTTTATCAATAATCTGAAGTATAACAGTATAGAAGAGTATGATCCTAAATCAGAAAGTACTTCTAATCCTGAACTCTTTAATTAATTATTAACTAAACTATTGTGTGTATGTTACCATTCAATGCAAGACGCATCGTTTTCGAGGAATCTTACAGAAGGCCCGAATTTGTTACTGAAAAAGTAATCTTTACCCAACCCAAAAGAAGGTATGACCCCCTCAGGAATGCGGACGGTCAATTCTTCGCTCATATCGACGAGAAAACTCCTTATGTTCGTGAATTCGTTCGCAAAGCTCAGGAGCTCGGTCTTACTGTTTCCGGTGACGGAACAGCCGTTGTAAAAGGCGGGGATATCACGCAGGCCAGAAAAGGTGACGTTATTACTATTGGTTCGTCCAAGAAGTTTGACGTCAACTGGGTAAAACGTGACGGTTATGTTTGTGACAAGGGGTATGCTCCGGTATACGACCTCCACAAAGACTGGGCAAAAGTAAATAAGGCCCTGGAGAACTTTGCTGCTGAGAAGAAGGCAGTTAAGCTCGAGAACGGTACCAACGTACGCTTCCATCATTCCTTTATGGTAATTGACGGTCGTGTATACAACTACAAAAACGGCCAGGTAGCCATCGTTATGCCGGAACAAATACTCAGAGAGATCTGTGTACAGTTCGGTATCCTTAACGTAGTTATCAGCCGATAATCTGAGAATAGCTTAGGCTTTCCAGTATTAAAACGTAGGACTTAGATCAGGGGGCGGGTTCGCCTGCCCCCTTTTCTTTTAATAAAATAGATAATGGCCAATAAAATCTTAATTTTAGGGCACCCAGGAACTGGTAAAACATCCAGTGCTAGGAGCCTAGACCCAAAATCTACTTTTATTATTTGTCCTGACGAGAAATCTTTACCTTTCAAAAGTTGGAAATCTAATTATGTAACCGTTTTCGGTGAAAATAATAAGATTGACTTAAATAAAACAAACTTTTATCGCACTTCGTCTCCACAAGTTGTACGCGGTCTACTTAAAGCTATTTCAGACAGTAAACCAGAGACAAAAGTTATTATAATAGATACATTAACCGCCCTAATGATTGCTGAAAATATGAAGCGCATTGGGGAAAAAGGTTATGAGAAGTTTAATGACTTTGCCGCTGATGTCTATAATATAATTAAGATGATCGATTCACTTAGAGATGACCTCACAGTTATTGTCACCGCTCATGTCGAAGAAAATTACGATTCCGATGGTGTGCTCAGGGTATCTTTTATGGTACCTGGAGGTAAGCTCTTAAAGGAAAAAATAAAAGTAGAGGGAATGTTTACAACAGTCCTGTATACGGAAGTAGAAGTAAAGGATAGTAAGCCTGAATACTACTTCTTGACACAGAACAATGGTAAAAATAACTGTAAATCTCCAGAAGGAATGTTTGATTCTGTTCGGATACCTAACGATTTAGTTATGGTATTAGAAAGGATGAAGAACTACGAAGAAGGAGATAAATAACTTATGACTATGCTTTACAATATAACTGAAAACTTGCAACGTGCCACAAGTGGCGCTAACAAATATATGGATGTTGGTATTCACGAGAACTGTGAAATGACCAACGTTGAGTATAAGGTAACTGATAAAGGGAATGAATTCCTCGCTTTCTATTTCGTAAATTCTGACAATGAACAACTTTGTCATACAGAATGGAAAGTAAGAGAAGCCAAGCCCCTGGATACGATGTCTGAAAAAGACGCCGCTTCTTACCTTAAGCGTATAGATGAACAAGCAGCTCGCATACACGCGATTGTTACTACATTTATACCGAAGGAAAAGTTTGAGGCTATTACAGCTAATACTTTTGAAGAATTTTCCAAAGCTACCATAGCTATACTCGGTGAGAGTTACAAAGGAAGAAAGATAAGAATCAAAGTCATTTACGACCTGAGAAACTTTACTGCCTTCCCAAGGTACACTAACTATACTTGGATTGAACTCATGTCTACACCTAAAGAACTTTCAACAATAAAGATCTATAGTACAGACAAGATGACCAAGAAGATTATGGCTAAAACAGAAGGAGCTGACAATGAAGTAAATGTCATTGAAGCCGCCGCTATTAATCCTGTAAGTGAGGTTGATACCTTGCCGTGGGAAGCAGCTGCATAATCCTTATCTCTATATTTTCAAAGGGGGTCGACTTAATTGTTAGCCCCCTTTTGTATTTTAAGCTTCAGTTAAAAACTAAAAATATGGCAAAAACCGCTCGAAAATTTACGAAAGAGTCGTTAAGACAAATTCTTATAAAGGCTCCTGATATGCTATCAGTTATTGATTTGGCTGACCTATATTCAGTACCTCCAAAAATGATTATGGAGATGCTCGAGGAGCTGAAAGAAGACAAGTACCGTGTTAAGGTTCGAATACCAGGCTCGAATGAAGTTTCGACATTCGGTATCGACAATATCCCAATGCCAGGCGGCAAACACCCTTTCGACGTCAATATGTGGAAGGCCGGGAAATTCAAATTCGGTATAACAACAGACAATCACCTGTGTAATCACAACTCACGTGAAGACGTTCTGAACTTACTTTACGACATATTCCAGGATGAAGGTATAACCACTGTTTATAATGCAGGTAACTGGGTTGATGGTGAGTTTCGTTTCAACAAGAACGAAATCTTTATCCACGGTTTCTCAAAACAGATTGAGTATGTGGCCAAGCATTGGCCTTACAGAGAAGGAATGAAAACCAGATTTATCGTTGGCGATGACCACGAAGGCTGGTGGGTACAAAGGGAAGGTATTGATGTGGGTCCTATCCTCGAAAGGGAAAGGCTTGCACAAACAGGATATAATGACATGGAATACCTCGGTTATGCTGAGGCAGACATTATGTTATCCCCACCCGATTCAAAACACAAAACTTTCATGAGGGTTGTACACCCCGGCGGAGGCTCAGCTTATGCTTTGTCTTACGCTATGCAAAAGCTTGCAGAAAGTTACCAGGGCGGTGAAAAGCCCGCAGTAGTAGTAGCCGGACACTATCACAAATTCGACTTTACTTACCCAAGAGAAATATATACCATTCAGGGCGGTACTACCTGTGACCAGACACTGTTCATGCGTAAGCATAAGATACAGGCTATGGTTGGAGGATGTGTTGTCGAAGGTCACATGAATGCTGACGGCATCATTACCAGGCTGAAAGTAGAATGGATACCTTTCTATGACAAGAAATTTTACATCGGACAGAAGAAATACTTCCGCTAATGTTGTATGATGTCAAGCTCTCTTTAATGTTCATTAATGGACAGCATAAAGAGGCTATACTCGGAACAATTCCTGAGCATGATATCTTCGCATACTATTTAGGTCATACTTTTGAAGAGGGGCGCTGTTTCAGCTCCCCCTTCAGAGGTGACCGAGACCCTTCTTTCAATATCTACGAAGATAGAGTACAAGGTAAATTATTTTACAAAGACTTTGGTGACGCTAATATAGTCGGTGATGTTTTCTCTTTTGTTTCACGCAAAGAGAATATCCCTTACCTACAAGTCTTTACTCGTATTAGAAGAGATATGCTTGTTAGTCATAACAGATCTTTCGTTAAGCCTGACGACAAAATAACCAACAGGTTTTCTAAACCAGTTACTAAAGTTATTGAGTTTGTGCCTAAGAAAAGGCTGTCTGACCTTGAAAGAAAATACTGGGAAGATGTTAATATCTCAGAAGAACACCTTGAATTCCACAAGATTTACTGTGCAAAAGAGGTGTATGTTGACGGACTGTTAGTCTGGAAAAGTGAACCTGATAACCCCATATTCGTGTATAAAACTTTCAACAAGATAAAAGCCTACAGACCTTTCGAAAAGAACAAACGTAACAAATGGATAGGTAATTACAGTAGGTATGATATACAAGGTTGGGAGCAATTACCTTTAATCCACGACGAGGATACGTTGGTTATAACTAAGTCTAAGAAAGACGCAGCTGTACTACGTACCTATGGTTATTTGGCAATCGCACCCCCAGCTGAAGGTGTAATGATACCCCCAGCAGCAATGCAACTACTTAAAGAACTCTTCGGGTTTAAGAAATTCATAATCTTATACGATAGAGATCACGGTGGTATGGTTGCTGCCCGTAAGATGTTTATAAAATATCGTGGTGAATACAACATCACTTTTAAGTTCATTCCAAAAGAACTATCAAAAGACATCGACGCAGTACGCCGTTCAATCGGCAATGAAAAAACAAAAACGTTCCTTAAAAACTTTCTGAATTATGTGCCCAATGAGAAGTACACAATACTTCCAACCAATGGTAACTGCCCCGCTAGGTAAAATTGAAAACTTCCGCTACTTAAGACCAAGCAGTAGAGGACAAGTTGCAATATTAAAACCAGCCGGGTTGGATGTGTTTATATACAACGGCAGGATGTTTGATTTCTTTAACAGAGAGATAACAAACCCTAATATTATCAACGCACGCTTCAAAGAGGTGCTTGAAACTTCTAGTAGAATTTCTGGTTGCTTTTTAGCAGTCATGTCAAAAAAAGGTGTGACTATTGAAAGCTTGTTCCCTTTAATTTATGATTCGAGGGGAGTAATTGAAAACCTTGAACTGTATGTCTACGATGTAACATTCCCTCATTTCAAAACAGAGGAAATGAAATACTATACAAGATATGATATCTGTGAAAGCCTATTAAAGAAAGATAAAATCGTAGGCTGTCATGTTCTCACCCACTACCCTATTAAAAAGAGTAGCGATCTGAATGAATTGGTTTTACACAACTTTGTTTACCCTAACACTCAGAGTGTACTGCTTTATGACCTTGAAGGTAGGTACATGCCTGGCTTAGCTCAGCTTGCCCACAAATCAGAAGACAAAGTATTGTTTGAGCTTAAAGCTAACAACCGTTGTCGCGGGCATATCCACAAGATAATACCTATAAAGGTAAAAACAGACTCTGAAGAAATTAGTGTTGCAAACACTATTGTAACCCGGTTTAAAGGGGAACTTATAGAAGTGCCTATCCTTAAATCTTTAGATGTTCGCTCTTCACTATGGGCTTACAGAAAAACCCTAAAGAATACAGCCTTCTGGTTCAACTGTGTATTCGTGAGACAAGAACACGATGAACAGGATATAATCAACATACATTACGACCGTATAATACTATAATATGGAGAATCTATTTAATTTTTCTTCGGAAGGATTTCTCTCCCTATACTTCGTACCTACAAAATTACTGACTGTTGATCAACTCCCTGAGGATTTACCTAACTTAGACTTCTTTAAAGAGTTTCTGTGTAAGGATCCTTCGATAGATTATGAAAAAGACACTCACCTAAGAACTATAAAAACAGGACCTAATAAAACATCGACTAAGAAATTTAGAGTGTTTCCTGTTGATGTCAAAAACAAAGAGGTTGTTCTAAAAGAGTTTACTTATGCTAATAAGTGTAACTTCATAGAATCTATTTACCTCAATGTTAATGGTGTTCCTGAGGCAAGAGTAATCTCCCCATACTTTAGCGAAAAAGAAATAAAGAAGAAGTTTACGTCCACAGAACTTAACCCTAAAACTCAAACAGCTGTTAAAAGTTTTTCGAAAGAAAAGCATAAGCAGTGGGTAGAAAACTGGAAAAGTACTGGTAAATCAGAAGAGCTTTTGTTTCTAAAATATAGCACTACTGTATCAATGACGCTATCGAAGATCTTATCTCCTTACGTAGGTAAAGGATCTCTGGTAGAAGACTTAATTAAAAACATTACATCAGCGCTATTGGTTTCTGGAGGTAATGCTTATCAAAATGATTACATTCAAGAAATTACGGGAGAGGCTATACCTTACTTTTACAACGTAAAAAACTACGTGCGTAATGTAAGTGGTAATTTAGGAGGTAGCTGTATGAGGGAAAGTAATTCTTTTACCAGAACAAAGTTTTACGAAATAAACAAAGGTGTTATATCTTTATTGGTCTTATTCGATAAGAAAGAGACCACTAAAATTAGAGCGCGTGCGTTGTTGTGGAAAAGTATAGAAGGAGAAATAGTAGTTGATCGTATCTATTATTGTGTAGAAGACGATACCAAAGAAATGAAACTTTGGTTAAACTCTCGTGGAATAAAAAGCGTTTACGCAAGACATTCTACAGAAGGTTCTGGGTTACAAAAAGCAGACAATGTTATTGTTAAACTTCATCCAAGCTGTTTAGAATTTGATGGACAGTTGCCTTACTTAGATAGTATGGCAGTAGATACAAGGGTGGGGTATGCTTCAACCAGCCATTCTGTGTTGATGGCTCATGTTAGAAGTAACAACAGGAACAACGTAGAGATTAGAACCAGAATAGAAGAGAGTTTCAAAACTGTACCTAAGAGCTGTGAAACAACCGAAGATATGGCTACGGGAGATGACGATATAGTCTTTATAAAAAGACCTTCTCCTACCTATGCAGTAAAGAAAAATACTATCAGTATTGTTTCTCCTACAGAGGAGTATTTAGCAGACAAAAACACTATAACTGAAGTAAATAAAACATATAACCATTTCCGAGAAGTATTAACTTTTGGTAAAGTAAATGGTAGGTATAAACTTGTAAAGAAGTTAGCTGATAAGCAACACGTTGTCTATTCATACTTCCTCAAGAAATATTTACTTAAGGATAAAGACGTTGTTTGGGATGAAAAGACTAAGTCTTATTACCCAAAAGAACTACTTAGTTATCCCAGTTTCGTAGCCTTCTTACAGAAAAAACTGCTTGTAAGGCGATACGCATACAAAGTTGTCAGATTGAACAGTAAAGGAAGAACTTTTTTAGTTTCTTCGTACAGTAACCTACCTTTCACAATAGGTTTAAGTTCCTTCAGAAAATCCCGCAGCTTTTGTATTAAACCTGAGAATATCACATCTACAGGTATAATATTGAACGGCATTGAAGTACCCTTCAATTGCATAACTGTTATAAAACAAGCTAATGGAAAAAGTAAAAAACAGGATAGATTTAAAACTACTTAACAGAGTACTTGCTATCCAGTCCTATTATACCGACGATTCCAGAATGATGACGTTTATAAAATCGGAGTTATCCAACATGAATGTCACAGTACAGGAAGACGAGTACGGAAATATCTACGCTACAAAAGGAATATCTAATGATTACCCTTGCCTTGTAGCTCACACAGACACAGTGCATTCTATATGTAATAACCTTTCTATCTACAGAAACGGTGATATACTGTTTGCATTTGACGTCGATAAGAAAAAACAGACAGGTATTGGAGGCGATGACAAAGTAGGAGTCTATATTCTCTTACAGGCTCTCACAGACCTGGACAACGTGAAGGCGGTATTCTATCGCCACGAGGAAAATGGAGGACACGGTTCCCAGTTTTCAATGGTTAACCATAAAGATTGGTACGAGAACTGTAACTTTGTTATCCAACCTGACAGAAGAGGAACTACAGATATTATCAGTTCGATAGGCCGAAGAGCTTTAGCCTCTATTGCTTTCCTCGACGACATTAAACCTATTTACGAAAGCTACGGCTACAAAACAACCTCTGGTATATTCAGTGATGTGTTTAACCTAACGCTCCACCAAATGGGAGTTAGCTGCATTAACATGTCTTGTGGGTACTTAGACCCTCATACGAATGCCGAGACTGTATCGATAGCCGGAGTTAACGTTGCTTACAATATTATCTTTGAAATTACAACTAAGTTCAACCACAAACGCTATCCGTGGATTTCACCTGAACCAATTGCTATTCCTGCTACTGTCGGACCTACTTCGAAAACTACCGACAATTATTTCAAAGAATACAAAAACAAAAATCTCAATCTGTTTGACCAGAAAGAGATTGATGTAACAAAATACGGCAGCCTGCTAAGCTTTGAGAATTTTCAGTACATTGGCAATAGCCATGACAACAAGAAGAAACTCTATAAGTACATAGGTTTCCGTGCTCTCCCGTTGGATATAACAATTAAATGCGACAAGTGTAAAGATATTGATAGCTTGTATTATCTTCCTCACGAAGGCCGCATGTATTGCATCAACTGTCGGAAATATTTATCGATAGATAAGACACAGTCTTACTTGAAATATGTTACCGTCGAAGATTCTGGAGAGACGTTTGTTTATGTCGTACTCGCATCATATTGGTTGAACATCAAAGATGCTGTATGGGAGGACAAACTACAATCGTGGGTACCTAATACTTTACCTTTTTAAGTTACACTTAAAATGAAAAAAAGCGGTTTAACACGCCGCTCCACGTCTAATAAGAAGGTAAAGAATGCCACACCTTTGACTGTTGACGGTATTGCTTTCAAAAGTAAATTGGAAGTATACTGTTATAAGTTACTAAAAGAACACCGAATTAATGCCGAATATGAGAATGTAAAATTCCAATTGCTTCAGTCTTTCGTTTATAATGACGAGAAGATAAGAGGTATGGTGTTCACACCTGATTTTGTTGGCGAGGATTTCGTAATAGAGTGTAAAGGTTTTATGAATGATGCGTTCCCACTAAGGTGGAAACTATTTAAACATCATTTGCATACTAATAAACTCCGTTACGAACTCTACTTGCCACGAAACAAAAAAGATGTAGAGTTGGTTATAAAAGAAATAATGAATAAACACACTATAAGACTGACATAATGGAAAGGGAGAACTACTTTAGTCTGCCATACATTTCCAGTTCTTCACTTCACTGGTTCGATAGATCACCGTTGTATTGTAGGAAGAGAATGCTCAAGGAAATTGATGACGCGCATGCGTCTTACCTTGACTTAGGAAACCAGATACATATGAGGGTATTAGAGCCTGATAAATATGAAGAGTGTTATACAGTTCTTGACTTTGAAAAACCAACAAGTAAGAATCAGATGGGATTTGCAAAAGAATACGCAGACCTACTTAAGTTAAGTGTTGATGAGGCTGAGGCTTTATTGACAGCGTATAAGAATAACTATTCCACGAAGAATACATCTGACAAAAGCATACAAACAAATGCCGAAGAGTTACTAAAAGAATTGGACAAGTTCGTTTCTTATTTGTTACTACAAGATAAGTATAAGGAAATTTTATCTAGCAGTAAAAATATATTAATTGAATCCGTCCATAGTGCTCTCCAAGCCAATAAAAAAGCAAATGAATTGCTGTTCGACAGCAACAGTTTGTTCTCGGTAGAAGGTAAAGAAACTTATTCTGAGCTTCCTATCGTATGGGATTTCCCGATCTATTTTGATGAGGAACCTATAGTAAAGTGTAAGTCTATGTTAGACAGACTAATTATAGACCACACTAACAAAGAGATTATAATGGTGGACTTAAAGACCACGTTTAGTCTCGAGGTTCTAAAAAAGGATTTCGACAGACGAGATTACTTACGTCAACTTAGCTTTTATTGGTTATCAGTACAACAATTTTTGTCTAACAGAAACCAGGAGAATATTTTCGAAGAATACACAAAAAAGACTTTTGTAGTTATTGCCACCACAGACCCTAGTGTTATTGAAACCAGGGTTATTAATTTCACGTACGAAGAGGTAATCGAAAAGCAATTTGAGATTATTAAAATGATACAGGAAATAAGTTGGCATGTCGCCAATGATATGTGGGACCATACTAAGGAGTACTATTTGGGTGACGGTGTTGAAAAACTATAATATGAATACCGTTTCATCGATACTAAATACCCTGACCCTGAATGAGTCTACAAGATTCATTCTCCCTATGCTGGGCTCAAAGGATAGAAAAGATTCGTTCTTTATAATCCCAGAGTTTCACGGCTGTTTTATAGCCGATATGCATAAACCAGAGCTTCAGAATAAAATTATTCTTGTCTACGACTACAAGATGAATCTACCTTTCATAAAGTTCGAAAGAGCTTTAGAGTTACATCCTAATTACGAAAAGGATTACGACTATGCTGATGAACAGCAGGTAGTGTTTGTTTTCGATGTGCCACAAGAGTTTGCTAATGATTATGAACTGTTTAAAACAGGTCAATACAGTCAGTTTAGCGA